GCCGCGCGCACCCGCGCCAGGGCCTGCGTCACCTGGGCGTTCGCCGGCAGCCGGCCGATCACGACGCCGGCGGCGATGCCGGGGTCGTTGTAGTTCACTTCCTTGCGCAGGTAGTGCACGAGATTCTGATGATACTGCTGGGCGACAGGCATTGTTCGTTCCTTTCAAGAGCGAGCGGCGGCCTTCGCGCCGGGGAGGATGCGCGAAGGCCGCCCGCGCGCCGACGCGCCGCTCCCGTGGGGCCGGGCGGCGCATGCGCGCGATCAGGTCATGGCGGCGGTCAGCTACGCGGCCGCGTAGGTCGGAACGACGATGGTCCCGAAGTCCTTGTTGTTGAACCGCGTCTTCTTCACGCCGAAGATCGCGCCGGCGGACACGCCGAGCTGGTTGCCGTAATCGAACAGCTCTTCGAACCAGGTCATCTTGTCGATGCCGTTCTCCGAGCCGAAGGCGATGCAGGCGGCCTGCGCACCCGCGAACACGGCGCGCCGGGTATTGTCGACCGCGACGTTGCTGACCGAATGCACGCCTTTCGGCAGCCGGGTCCACTCGTGCAGGACGACGCCGTTGTATTCGCCCAAGGCCCCGGTGAAGATTGGGTTCTTGGCGCGGTCGCCGCCCGCGGTCGCGGCTTTCTGGATGTCGAGCCACTGGCCGTTCGAGGCATTGGTGCGCATGTCACGCACCTGGTAGGGATGCAGGAACATGACGTACTTGTCTTCGCCGTCCACCCGCAACGGCCGGATGATCGGAATGTTGTTCTCGAAATAGGTCTTGGCCCGCGCCACGCAGCTGTCGATCAGCGACAGATCGAACTTGTGGGTGGTGAGCAGGCTTTCGTCGTTGGCGACGCCGCCCGCCCGGACCAGGTGGTCGGTATCGGCCGCCACGGCCGCGTTGTTGCCGGTGAAGCGCGTGTCCGTCTGCACGGTGAAGCCGGCGACCTGGTTGGCGAAGCACTGGTCGAGCCGCTCCGCCCACCAGTCGCGCAGGCCCTCCAGATTGTCCTGCCGGACCTCGAACGGCACACGCTGCTCGCTCATCTTGCCGGCGGACCGCGTCGCGTGGCGCAGTTGGTTGACCGCCAGCGTGTCGCTGTAGGTGGTGAGGGCCTCTTCCTGCCCTTCCAGCGTGGCATCGCCCTGCACGCCCTCGCCGACCAGGCGCATGCGCAATCCGCACACGACCTGATCGCCGGCGTTCTTGCTGATCTCGTCCTTGCGATAGATCAGCGAGTCCTTCGAGTTGCCGATGAACTTGCCGATCCAGGTATTGGCGATGGCCTCGGACATGAGCTTCTTCGACCAGACCTTCACCGCCAAGGGGTGGTTCACCCCAAATTCGGTTTTTGCCATTTCGGCTCCTGTGAATTGGTTGCTGAGAACGAAGCCACATGACGCCGGGCTTGGTGTGAACCTTCAGCGATGCCGCGCTGTTGTGCGCGCGCGGCCCTCACCTAGGGTATTCACTGCTGCGATTCTCTCCTTGCGCCGGAGAGCGGGCGAATACAGAAACTGCGCCTTGAGCGCACATCTCGATGCACGGACGACCGCAATCGAAGTGCCGTCACAATGGGAGCGGCGACGTCGGTCCGAAGCAAAGGCACTACAGATGCCGGTGCCGAAGCTCTCGGTTCACTTATCTCGTACGAAGGGGTGAATGCGTCTTCGCTGCGCCTTCCAAACAGCAACGGCGGCTCGGATTGGCTTTCCAGCCTTATTGCTCCGGTGGCGCTATGGAGCGTTGGGTCGCTCGTGGTTTCCACTCTCCTCGCCGCGCCTACGACGCAACTGCCGCTGAATGGCCCAGTCGGTGACAATGCAGATGACCAGCCCGACAGCTAACGCCGCATAGATGGTCAAAGGATCTTGAGCGACCATCCCCAGTTCGCCGAGCAGCCGCGCAGCCAAGAATACGGGCAGTCCCAGCAGTTCGAAGAGTATGGTCGCAAGACCTTCAATGCCGCCACTGTCATATTGGAGGTCAAGGAGCATGACCGCCAAGCCGTCCAAGAAGACGAACAGTCCCCAGATCAAGACAACATGCCGAAAGCACCACCTGATCGCCGACACGCCCGACTCCGCTCAGTTGCTACTCTTGGTTGCTATATATCATGGGCACGTCTGGCTTGGAAGTCGTTCCGCACCCTGTTATCGCGCAAAGTGACGCGGTGGTATGGACCGGTTGTAGCCTGGCGTGCTGACCGGCAGCCTCGGCGCACCAATGCCGACCGCGCGGAGCAGACCGGCGATATACGAGTTCGAGTTGTAGCTGGGCGGGATTCCACGATAGGCGATCCCCGGATGTGGCAAGACGCCATAGTTTAGGTCGTCCGAATAGTCGCGATCGGCCTTCAGCATCAGATTGATGAACGCATCTTCTGACATGCCGCTTATTGGCGGGATCGGAATGCCTGCCTCGTGAGGCCCAATATCCTTATCCCGATTGGTGTCGCTCACGAGCGACCCCCGAACAGGACCCGCGCCGATCGTCGCGTAGCGGCGACCGTGCTCATCGATGTTCCGAAAGCGTGGATCTTGACCGTAGGCCTCCTGATTGGTTGGTGTGATGCGCAGCAGCGTGTGATACTGGCCCGGAACCACGGCATGCCACTGCAGCCGCACGCCTGGCGCGGCGGCCGTTGAACCTCGCTGCTGCGAGTTGACTGGAACGCCGCGCCTGGTGTCCTCGGAACCGGAGCCACCATCTTCATCTGCCGTGGGCGAGTCCACCGCCTCTACAATTCGCTCCGGATGATCCCGCATGTAGTTGACGATCGTATCATGATAGATTTGTTCCAAACGACGACGCAGTGGCTTCATCCCGTGCCTCGATGTTCGCGTTGTGACGATGTGCTTCATCGGCGAGGGCTCTTGCCGCCGCGAAGCGGGCGGACTTGCGTCCAGGAATGCTCAGCCGGGGCCCCGTCGCAGATGATCCGAACGGCACAGTCCGGGAGCTGAGCCGCGGAGCGAACCACGCCAACTTCCTGGCAAGGTCATGCCAACTCTGGCTCCATGTGGCGGCGGCCAGTTCAGAATCCAAGGTGTTGCTCCCGCAAGGTCACCGAGTGCGATCCGAAGCAGGACGCGGTGGCCTCGTGCGGGTCGGAAGTCAGATAGGTAGGCGCCACCACAGCCGACAGCACCAGCAAGTTTGCTTGATGCTCTGGCAAACTTGCTTGTCTTCCATTGTCATTCGGTCGACAGGTGCCGTCATGGCTGCATCAGCTTCCGCCAGCGCTCGCCTCTGGTGGCTTCCGCGAAGGCCTCGTCGCTCAGCCGTGCCAGATCGGCCAGCCCTCGAATTGGGTCGCCCCTCTCGCTGGTCTGTTCAACGATTATTTGGTCCTCCTTGGGCATCGCGCCGGGCGCCGTCCGGCGCCCTCGGTAGCCATTGAGAACGGCGTACCGGTAGATCGCTTCCATCGGATCCGATCCCGCCGCTGCCGCACGGGCACGAATCTCCGCCTCATCGGCATTGGCGATGGCGACAGCCTGCTCAAGACCGTAGCCAACGTCGATCAATTCGCCGACGCGATGAAACCGGGCGTGATGATAGGCCGCTTGCCGATCGGCCCGCTGCTCTTCCACCGCTCGTTGCCGCTCCTGCTCGGCGAGATCGCGCGCGGTCAAGGCTTCGGCAAGGCTCTCCGTGCCCTCCTCCAGCGCCGCCACGGGATCGTCCATCTCCAGGGCCACGCGCACCAGGGTCTCGATGGCGCCGGCGATCTCTTGACCCCGACCGGCGGCGCTTTCGAAGTCGGGCGTCGGCGCGGATTGCCGGCTCAGTTCGTCGGCGACAGTTTGCACCGCCAGGCCCGCGACCGGACTCTCCAGCGCCGCCTCGAGTTCCGCCGAGAGCCGCGTCCGCAGGATGTGATCCTGACCGACCGGCGCTCCAGCGTCCGTTCCGTCTGCGGCCGCTTCAGAGAACTCGGGCGACGGCGTTGCAATCGTCGTGTCGGCGCTGCCGCCAACCTGGTCTACTTGAAACATTTGTTCTCCGCTTCGCAGTCATCTCAGAGCATTCCGCGGCCACCGGCCGCCGAGATCTATCGCAGCAGCTTTTGCCAGCGATCGCCTTTGGTGGCCTCGGCAAATTCCTCGTCGCTCATGCCCGCCAAAGCCTCCAGCGTCAGCGTGCCGGTTGACCCGCCGCCGGCATTCGAGAGCGACTTCGAGGCAGCCTGTCCGCGCGCCGCGAGCGCCACCTTCTCGGCTTCGGTCATGGCGGACGCCGAGTGCGGGGCCGCACCGCCAGCCCGCGGAGCCGTCCCGCCAGGCGGCCCGCCTCGATAGCCATGGCGCTGCGCATAGTCGTAGATGACCTGCGCGGGATTCCGTCCGCTGGCGTAAGCGCTCTCTATGAGCTCCGCTTCGTTGTCGAAGGTGATCGCGAGCGCCTCCTGCGGCGCATACCCCAGCGCGCGCAGTTCGGAGACGCGCGCCTGCCGCGCATGCTGATAAGCCGCCAGGAAGTCGGGCCGCTCGCGCATCACGTCGCGAACCGAATTCATGAGCTGCGTGCGGAACTGCGCTCCGGCCTCGACGTCGGAGAGCGGCGATCCCTTGGACGTATCCTGGCGGTCGTCCTCTTGCTCCGGGTCCGCTTGCCCGCCGGCATCTCCCTCCGAGGCGCCCCGCTGTCGCGCAAGGCCGTGCAGCGAGTCGAGCCGGCCCTGCAGCTTCCGTTGCGATTCGATCGCACTCTGCAGCTCGCGCTGCAGTTCCTTCCTGCGTGCCCGCTCCTCGGCCAGCGCGCCATAAGGCACCGTTCGTTGCTGCCGGGAGCCATGCTGAAGCTCCTCGCTCGACGACCGCTGCAGGCCGGACGAACCGTCTGCAGAGCTGCTCAGCGGTCCCGCCGGCAAACGGCCATCGACCGGCTGCTCGAGCGGCTCGGGCACGCCCGTCATCAAGGCATCTGTGTCATCCATTGTCGCCCGTCCATTTTCGTCGCTACTGCGAAGCTGTGTCCCTTTCGCACCCGCGCGCGTATGTCTCGCGCCTGGCTTGCCGATCGTCGCCCCGGACCAAGGCAGCCGAGATCAAGTCCCTGCTGATCCGGCCTGTTCGTCCCTCAGCATGCAGTCGGCGAACCGGTATGCGGCGTGCGCCAACAAGGCCCATCCAACCCCCGGTATCCAGCGGGCCACGGCTCGTCCGATCGATTTCGCCATGGGTTTGGCGTTTCCTGGCCTGGGGGTCCACACCCGCATCGGGAACTCACCAGGAATCAGCGGAGCAAGATACTTCGAGGCGATGGAGGTCCGCCGGGCGCTCTTCGGCGTCACGAAACGCTTGCGGATGGTCGGCGCCCCCAAGCCGAGCAAGGCTCCTGCGGCGGCCAACTCCGGCAACGCCTCCACTGCGCATGCACTGGCTTTGGCGAGAGTCTGCTTGGCGCGCGTCGTTCCATCTTGACCCTCGATGTGTTCGGATGGCGGGCCTGGTCGATCCCGCGCGAGACGCGCTGGCATGAAGTCCCGTCCATCGGCGTCTGGGTCGAACTCGCCGGCCCGATTGAACTTGTGCCTGTTCAGGTTCAGGTAGTCGAAGATCGCGCGGTGTAGGTCCTGGGCCTGCGCTTGATCTGTTGGAACGAACATTCGCATTCTCCAACCAGAACGCCGCATGGACCGATTGTACGGACAACGTCGCGGACTTTGACGACCGGGCGCCAAGTCAGGGTAATGGATCGCACCTGTCCGGAAACGCGGACTTCCAGGAGCCAGCTTTGACTGCTTCATGGAGTTCGCTAAGGGTGACGTCAGGATCCTGATGCCCGCGCAGCATCTTCCATGTCGCTGTTACCCACGCGATTGGCCCCATCGGCACCGCTTCCGGTCCGCCATACTCTGGAATGTCGCTGAAGTCGGTGCCGTAGATCGCGGTAATTCGATCCAACAGCTCCGGGAAATCGTCGCCGGCGATCCCGCCTTCATGGCACACGCGTGAGGCCGGCGACAGATTGCGAATGCGACACCCATTCTGCTCATCGAGCGCCTTGGCAAACACGGCTGCAAACTGCTCAAACGATACGTCAACCGGCATGGTCGATGACTTTTTTGTTCGGCCTGCACTCCGAGTTATCCTTGCTCCGGGGCTGCAGGTGCCTACTCATAGTCGTCGCTGCGATCCAGACGCCGTTGCAACGGCAGCGCACATTCAACGCCTCCCGAGACACGTCCGGAAAAGGCCGAGCCAGTTCCCGCCTCGAACACCAATCAGCGCTCGATATAGCTGATTGCTATGCCGTTCCATTCCTGGTCTTTCCGGAATATCTCAGCGCGCTTCGGAACCTCGACTTGGATTCTGCCGCTGTCGACCCACACTGCCGTTACGGGCTCAAATCTCCTGACTATCAGGACATCCTCCGTGTCCTCGGGGTCGAACTCCTCGTCCGCTCGACGGATCGACAACAGCGTGGCGCCGCTCGTCGTGGCGCCGCAGTCGTGTGTATACAGTGTCATGATGAAAGCCGCGTCCGGCGACTTCTTTTCTGATAGCACGTCTAACCCGCAACTCGGGCTCAGGGCAATATAGATGGCGATGATCCAGGCGAGCGCCGCGCAGATCACGCCAGCCACGACCGCGATGGCGATGCCAACCAGGATTCGCTTCATCTGCAGACGACCGCTCTCTTGCCGCCTTTCTTGGCGTATTCTATCCCTCGCTCAATCCATTCCTGGTCGACCGGGTCATCACCATAGGGTGGAAGCAGTCCGCCATACTTCTGCCATTCCGGCGTTGATGTATTTCTGTTCAGCTGCGCCCTTCCAGCCATCCATTTCAGGAATTCGGCAGGGAAGCCCCAAGCCGTACCGGTTGCACCATAGTTGAAGTTCCCGAAGTTCTCGTATCGCCGCGCCCGTCGCTTGTAGTCCCACTTCGCGCCATCCTTCACCGTATCTCTGAAGGCAACCGGATTTGGCCACATTTCTGCGGCCTCGTTCATATTGGCATCGACGTCTGCGTCGGCGGGACGCGTCGGAACGGGGCTCCAACACTCATCTTGCTGCAACGGACCATATGAATCCGCCGGCCGAACCCTCATTGACTGCTGCGGCCAATCTTTCAGCGCACCCCAAATCTGCTGCCTGTAGCGGCGCTTGATTTCCTGGAAGTCCGGATCCATCGTCATCTCCAAAGATGCGACCGTGGGAAGAGTACGTCTTGCCAAGACAAGGCTTGTTGTGCAGCCTGTCTGTTTGGCAACCATAACGGGAATTACGCCAAAATGCAACCACCATCGCGCAAGTTGTTCTGTTGCTGATGGTTTTACCCTACTTCTGCATCCGCGCCGCCGCCCGCTCCTCCAGCTCCCGCAGCGTCAGCGCCGCGCTCACGTCGGCTTCGTAGCGGCGGAGTTGCAGCTCCTGCTGCTTCAGCGCCGCCTCGACCTCCAGCCGCTTCAGCTCCGCCTCGATTCGCATCTGCTGCGGGTTGGGCGCCTGCTGCTGCAGCATCTGCGCCTGCTGGGCCTGCTGCCTCTGCTCACCCTGCTGCACCGTGTCGACGAACGCGCCCACCACGCTGCCCGGCAGCGGCGAGGCCTTCAGCAGCTTGCCCCACGCCTCGATCGACAGCGGCTGCTTCATCAGCAGCGGCAGCATCTGCTGCAGGATCGCCCAGCTCGCTTCCTTCTGGTTGGGCGAGACCGGCGCGTCGTCGACGATGATGTCGAACTCCAGCACGTCGTCGCCGCGGATCAGCGGCATGTAGCGCTCGTAGTCCGGCCCGGCGATGCGCACCAGCCGCCCATCGCTCAGATAGTCCCGGATGAGGTGCAGCAGCAGCCGGCCCTGGTCCTTGCGGTAGCGCCGCAGCCCGTCGAAGAACGGCGCCAGGATGGTGGTCGCCGCCTGCCGCCGCTGGTATTCGAGCGACGCCGCCTGCCCGCGGTCGGCCAGGCCCAGCATCTCAACGTTGATGCCGGAGACGTCGCGCAGCGACTGGAGAGCGAACTGCATCAGGCCCTCGACGCCGGTCGGCATGATGGCCGGCGGCTTCGGCGTGACGCGTGGCGTCATGCCGGAGAGTGCGCCGGTCTTCAGCCAGACGATGCGCCCCGCATTCGCCCAGTCGGCCTCGGCCTGCTGGTCGTTGTCGAAGGCGCCGCGCTCGGCCATGATGCCCTTGCCGCTGGTCTGGATGCTGTTGAGCACCGAGCTGAACAGGGCGTTGGCCCAGCGCTGCGGATCGCGCATCGCGCGCACCAGGCCGACCCACTGCCGCCTGTTGCGGTCGCGATACCCGGTGATGGCCTTGAACTTGAATCCGGCCTGCGACTGCGCCGGCCCGCTTTCCAGCAAGGCCCCGCCCAGGAACGCCCGGCGGTAGACCCGCTTGCCCTTGCGCTGCACGGCGAGCTCGACCCCGGCGGCCTCGGCACGCTGCCGGAGCTCCGCCAGCGTGTCCTCGTCGGCGACCTCCATCACTTCGCCGGTCGCCGGGTTGGCAGCCCGGTACTCGGATTGGTATTCGCACCACTCGGTCTCGACGATGGTGACGGTCTTCCGGCCGCGGTCGTCGGTGGACGCGGCATTGGCATAGTTGCGCGCCGCTTCGCGGTCGTGTGGCGCGGCATCGAGCAGCGCCGGGCGCGCCCAGCCCGCATCCAGGGCCTCGTCGTCGATCCCGGGGAACATCTCCCGTGCCACGGCGATGTCGATCTCGCGTGCCCGGTGCAGACGCCGCGCATCGACCAGGTTGCGCTTGGCCGCACGCGCGTCCCACGCCATCTCGAGCGGGTCGACGCGGTCGATCACGATCCTGCCGCTCGGATCCTCGTCGTAGTCGACGCGCGTCTCGGTCCAGCCCATGCCGCAGATCGCGGTGTCCTGGAACGCGTCGGACTCCTCGTCCTCCGCGTTGCACTGGTCGCGCAGATAGAGTGCCGCGCCGGTGTAGAGTTCGGCCGGCCCCTGATCGTCCGCGCCGGGAGCCGGAACGGCGACCGTCTCGCCGGTCGCCGGATCGAGCTCCGGTCTGGTCCTGCCGCTGGTGGTGCGCGGAATGAAGCGCACCTCCTGCCGGTTCGCCACTTCCATGCCGACCACCGCTGCCACCGCCGGTCCGATCCGGTTGAAGGTGACGCACGGCCGGTTCTGCCCCTTCAGGCGCTGCCGGTCCGCCTCCTCCCACTGCCCATGGCCGGCGTGAAAGGCGAAGTCGCTCTCCGCGTCCTTGTACCACTCGCTCTGCGCCCGCCGGTCCTCCAGGAACCAGCCCTTCAGGCGCTCATAGAGCTCCGCTTCAGCCAGCGGCGATGGCTCGGCAGCGGGGCCGCCGGTCTCGAGATCGGTCATATTGCGCTCTCTGATGGTGGTGCTTAGGGGTCGACTGTGCCGATGGAAACGTGATCGGCCGTTGCCTGTCTTGCTTCAACGTTATCCGTAAAGCTGCACGGCACATACGAAGCTAAGGAAGTGCGTCCCCATGATGAATGCCATGACACTCATGACGCGCCACCAGCCCTTCAGCCAAACCGCACACAAGGCGATCGCCACTGGAACGCCGGCAAGGAGCAAGATGATGGGCGGTCCATAGACGGACGGTGCCGCCACGATGAAAAAGTGCGTGAGAAACAGGATCGTCAGAACGCCATGGAGCGGATCCGTGATACCAACCGTGGCGCCAAAGATGATGAGCACGACATAGTAAACCGCGATACAGATTGTTAGCGACGGAGGTCGGCTAATCACTGAGTGCAGCCATCCGAATGTCGACCAGGGATTTTGCTCGCTGCTCATGAGCTTCTTGGCATGTGCCTTCCGGATCTAATCATCGCACCCCTGGAGGAAGAGGAGCACGAAACGGCCGCACGTTCCTGTAATCTCTGCGCGGCGCATGACGCAGGAAGTCCCTCACTTGATTCAACTCATGACGCCGCGACTCCAGCCGAGCGCCCCAGCCTTTGGCCCAGATGCCGCCGGGATCATTGAAAGTGTGGTCCCATATCTCCGTGGCTGGGTAGCTGTCGGGGGTGCCTTTGCATCCCGCATAGGGATGGCCCTCGTCAACCAATCGCCCGTGCTCATCATAGAAACACTCTGCGATCGGATGTTCCGGGCTTGGTTCCCGATCCTCCAGGTATCCTTCATAGCCGCAGTGAAACCACGTCGGTTCGCCGGTTTCGCTGTACGAGCGCCAGCCTCGCGCGCCCCGCGGCGGCCGTTGAGGGCATTGCGCCGGCGGTATCGGCGTTCGACGCGGCGCCGGCTTGGGCGGACCGCGATGAATTGGCGGCTGCGGTCGATCATCGGCTTGGAGTGTATTACTACCGTCGGTTGCTGTCAATCCAACAACATTACCTCGGGTTGTGCACTAGCCAAAATGGCTGCCATCAACCTTTCCTGTGGCAGCATCCACTCGATCGCCAGGCACTATGGGTTGCTGTCCATCACGTTGCGTTACCGCTGGTTGTATCGAGTGGAGCCGCCGACGGAGCCGTTCCGGTCGTCGCTACGCACTCATCCAAGTCCCCTCGCCGCCGCGCCTCGGCGCGTAGCGGTCGCGCCTCGGCTGCGTCGCGATTCCATCCGGCAGCCCCCGCGCCAGGTAGCGGAACGCGTCCGCCGCGTGGCTGGTCCAGTCGTGCCGCGGCCGCGCCGCGTAGATCTTTCGCTCCGCGTCATAGTCGCAGCGGTACTGCCGCAGCGCATCGAGCCCGCGCGCGCACTTCGCCGCGTCGAACCAGCAGCGCGGCAGCAGGTTGCGCACCGCATTGATGCCGTCCTCGATGTTCGGCTCGCGCGGCAGCACGCGGCCGAAGATGCCGAGCGCCGCCAGGGTCTGCAGCCGGCTGCGGCCGGTCGACAGGTCCGCCACCTGCGCATCGTGCGGCAGGATGTGCTCGCCGTAGACATAGGGCTTCTCGCGCAGGGTCTTGGCGTAGTGATCGAGCCCGACCCCGAAATTCTCGTAGTAGTCGACCAGCCGTGTCTCCTGGCCGACGGCCTGCGCGAACCAGATCGCGGTGCTGTCGCCGATCCCGAGATCCCACGCCGTGTGGACCGCCGCATCCGGCGCCCAGGGCGCGCGGCCGATGCGCCCTTCCACGTCGGCGTTATGCAGCAGCTTGCCATAATACGCGCCGGGCAGCGCCGCATCGAAGCTGCAATAGTATTCCTGCGCCACCATGTCGTCCGACATGCCGGATGCGCGCTCATCGGCAATGATCTCGGCGCCGATCGCCTGCGTGTCGTCGACGGTCAGCAGCTCGGCGAACCAGTCCGGCCGCGCGCGCGCCATGTCGTACAGGCTCCAGGCGTGGTTGCGGCCGCGCGGCGTCGTCATGAAGACGCACCAGCCGCCATTCTCGGCAAGGATCGGCCGGAGGTAGTCCCAGGCCGCCGGATCGGTCAGCGAATACTCGGAGAAGACCAGTCCGATCGGCGGTGCGCCCACCAGCGAATTGAAGTTGTCGGAGCCCACCACCTGCCACACCGACCCGTTCGCCAGCTTGATACGCATGTCGTCGTCGCGCTGCCCCGCCCGGATCGGCGCCGGAAAGGCCTCGTCGATCCGCCGGCGACCGGTGTGCGGGTTGATCGCGTCCCAGATCGCCTTTCGCGCCTGCGCGGCTTCGGGCAGCATGTGCCAATAGCTGCCGACCCGCTGCAGCGCCGCGCACGCCGCCCAGTGCAGGCACACCTCATCCTTGCCGGCACGCCGGTGCCAGACCGCGACCGCGCGCTTTCCGCCGGCTTCGAGATAGCTCCAGAGGCGTCGCTGATAGTCCCGCGGCCGCCAGTGATTGGGCAGGGTGACTTGCATGGAATGGCACGATCCATCGGCAGTGCGCGGTCCAAGTGACTACAGGTCGTGGTCGCGGTAGGATTGATATTCGGGCCCTTGCGTTCCGGGCCTGCCTGATACGGCCGGCCAACTCATGATCGGCTCACCGTTTTCCTGCAACGTCAACTTGGCGCCATCGAACCCCAACGCATAGTGCGGGTGCATTCGGTCCTCATACCGGCGCAAACGGTCCCGGAATTCGGTATCGACAGTATTCGTCTCGGCTATCTGAGCTCCGTTCGACGAGTCACTGTGTCACAAGTTCGACTGATCCCCGACGCGAGTGGCCGTCATCTGCTTCCAGCAGTCAATAGCAACCCGGGATTGCCATCAGGGTAGCGATCTGCCTGCATCATCCGCGACATGGTTTTCGCGGCAAGACCGCCCGAGAAGCTTGATCAGTCGTCATCACCCAGTCCTGCGACGATGGCCGGATGATGCCATTCGCCATAACGCAAGTCAACACTTTCCCGCTATGCGTGTATCAGATTGTCACGCGAATCCGGCGTGTCCATCACATTGCGCGTCAAGCCGCCAGGGTCAGGATGGCGTAGCTCTGCCGGATGCTGTTGACCTCGCCCGGGACCACGGCGTCGAACGCACAGGCGACGCTCGGGTTCGCCCGCGCCACCGCCGCCGCGACCTGGGACCGTGGTCTCGCCCAGGCGAGGCCGGTCTGCTTGCGCAGCTCCGCCGCCTCGGGGAAATGCACCAGGGCGGTGGCTCCCGGCGTCATCATGGCGACGATGTTGCCGATATAGGCATCGAAGCGGTTCTCCGGCACCTTGGAGCAGACGTGCCAGGAGATGATGTAACGCGGCGCTTCCGCGCGTGCCCGCCGGATCACCTCGTCGCCGATGACGTCGAGCCGCGGCCGCTTGTCCTCTGCCAGCGCCGGCGAGAGATGAGCGCGGCCGAGATCGAGGAAGTCCTGCGCCAGGTCCATGCCCCAGTATTTGCCGGGCTCCAGGAATGCGATGAGAGGCGGCGCCAACCGCAGGCTGCCGCAGCCGTAGTCGATGGTGAGGTCGCCCGGCTGCAAGCCGTGCTTCAGCAGGAACTCGAGCAGCTCGGATTCCTTGCGCAGCGGCCGCGCCGTCGGACCGATCGCGGGGTGGCCCTGGCCGGAGCGGATCTTGGACAGGACCCGGTGCACGTAATACTGCTCGTACGGCGCGGCCGGATGGCCCAGCCGCCACGTCCAGTAGCTGAGGGCGCGGCGAATCCTGGTCTTGAGTTTCATGAGCGAAGCCGGAAAGTGGTCGCGAAAATCGCGCGAACCTGCCAGATTCTCCGGCCGCGGGCCAGTAACCTGTGCGTGCATGCGGCGGCGCCGAAAGAGGCTACGCCCGCTTCGCCAGATATGCCTCGCACAGCTCCCGCAGCCGCGCGCGCCCGAAGCTCGGATCATGCCCGGCATGCACGACCCTGATCGGCAGGTCGCGCAGCCGCTTCATCGTCGCGACATAGGCCGGGATGTCCGAGCCGGGGAGCTCGTCGAGCAGCGGCCCGTCATAGACGGCATCGCCCGAGAACAGCACGCCGCGCTCCGCCTCCCACAGGCCGATGCTGCCCGGCGAGTGCCCCGGCACGTGCAGCGTCTCGAAGCGCCGGTCGCCGATGTCCACCACGTCGCCCTCCTCTAAGATCCGCGTCGCCGGCGCCGGCCGCACCCGGTATGCGCCCGGATCGTAGTCGTCGTCCGGCACAGCGGTGAACAGTTCCGCCGGGACGTCATAGCCTGCGGCACGGATGCTCTCGAGCAAGGCATCCTCCTTCCCCGCGCCGTAAAGCGAGGCGGCGTTGCCGGCGGCCACCCTCGCCGCCTCGGCGCGATGGATGACGCGGTCCTCGAACTCGTGCAGGCCGCCGACATGATCGTAATGCGCATGCGTAGCCACGGCCGTCAGTGTCTTCTCGAACAAGTGCCGCGCCGCCTGCTTGAGGCTCGCCATGCCAAGCCCGGTATCGATCAGCAGGTCGCGGTCGCGCCCGCGCACGTGCCAGATGTTGCAGCGGATCAGCGGCACGACATGCGGCTCCCAGATCAGCGTAATGTCGTCATCGACCCGCCGGAACTCGAACCACCGCTCGGCCACCTGAATTCCCATGCCCGCCCCGCTCGCCTCGCACCGCCGCGGAGCCTAGCGATCCTTGCGGCCGCCCGCCATCTCTCTCGACATGTCCCGGGGCTGCCAGTATCGATCGAGCCCGTCGGCCAGCCTGGCGACGCAGGTGGCCCAGCCGATCCTGTGCTTGCGGGCGACCGGGTAGATCGCGATGCCCGCCACGGCCACGCGCAGGACGATATCCAGCGTCGTCGGCGCCGCGGCCCGCAGCCGCTCCGCCCACGGCACGAACCGCTTGGCGTGGATCAGCGCCGCGCGCTCCGGCAACGCCATCTCTTGCCAGCCCCTGGGCGGATCGATTTCGCAGAGCCGCGAGACTCGCGCCCGCCCCGCCCGCGTGATCGCCTCATGCACCCAGCCGATCTCGCGCGCCGCACGGACCTGGTCGTCAGTCAACTTGCCTTTGCCGTGCAGCAGGTCGATCGGATCGATCGTTGCCGGCCTGGCCACCAGTTCGGCGACCGGGCCCAGATCCTCGCCCCTTGCCTTTCCGCCGAACTGCCGCTGGAGGGCCGCGAGATCGCTGATGCGCCGCAGCCGCTCTGCAATGCTCCCGGGGAGCTGCGCCGCCTCGCCTACGGTCCGCTCGGCCAGGATCTTGCGGCCCTGCAGCGCTTCGATCTCGCGCTCCAGCCTGCTGGTTTCGCTGCGCAGCCGCGCCACCGCATCGGGCTTGCGCATGCGCAAGGCTTGCCGCAACACCGCGAGATGCGCTTGCCACAAAGCGGCCTCACCGGCCCGCCGGCGGCCCGTCGCTGCTTGCATCGTCGTCACCGCTTGCCGTAGAGAGCTGCGGCGATGTTGAGCACGTGCTGGCGGTCCCAGGCGTCCTTGATCTTGTCAGGCCACAGGATGACGATGCCCCGCTCGCGCCACGCGCGCCGCGCCATCGCTTCCATCTCCCGCGGGTCTGCCGGGCGCGCGTACCGCGTCTCGCCCGCGCCGGCCTTTCGGTCCATCATGATTGTCCGTCTTTCTCGAGGGTGTCGCCGAACCGCACGATCCTGACGACCAGCGGCTGGCTGCCCGGCGCCTCTTCTGCGGCCCCGGTGGACGCCTTGCCGAAGGCGCGGTTCAGCAGCTCCTGGGTCGCGGCCAAGGCCACGCGCTCGTCCTCGCTGCGGCTGAGGTCGGCCAGGCGTTCCAGCGCGGCCAGAGCGGCATCGCGCGCCAGCAGACGAAGATCGCCGACTGGCTTGTCGGCCGACCCTCCGGCCTTGCGGGTCGCACGATCCGCGCGCCCTCTCCTTGGCTTCCTCGCCGCCATCTCGATGCTCCGCGATATGGGGTTCAACGACTGCGGGCGATTCGCCCGACTGCGCCGAGGCTGGATTCGGGCCAGAGTCCCGCCGCCTCGCGCTCCGCACCTTTGAAAAAGCCTTCGACCGGCACGTCCGCGTCGTCGAACCGGATGCCCTCGGACCATCGGCCGATCATGCGCGACACACGGCTGCGGTCGCGCCTTCCGGCCGGTCTCTCCTGCGTCCGCGCCGTCATGCGCGCTGCTCCGCCGCGGGAGAGCGCCGCTGCGCGGCAAGCTGCGCCAGCAACTTGAGATCGACGGCGGCAATGCCGCGACGTGCGGCGCCCTCGACGATCCGGCGCCAATACCCGGCCGGAACGGAATCCCGGTGTCGCCACTGGCGCAC